ATAAATAAAAATGGATAAAGAATTTTTAGAAATGTTAAAAAGCTTAAATGGAGTTTTAGAGGATATGTTAGGAGACAATGAGAATAGTTTGAGTAATAAAATGAAAAAAAGAATAGATGAGGGGTTTAAGGAAAAAGCCACAGTATCAATAGAAAAGTTTGAGGACGGTACAGCTCAAAGCCATATCGAGGGTAGCAATATTGGAGTACTAATTGCTTTAGCTGGACTAGAAAAATCAGTACTAGAAAAATTAGATGTACCAAAAGGAGTTTGGGAGTTAATAAAACATAGTGTAGGAACTAAGGAGGCTGAATAATGGCAAATGCTAACGTAACAATAGACCGATATAAATATGTTGGTGGTAGTGATTTACCTACAATTTTAGGCTTAAATATGAAATATGATAAAAAGCCTTTTGATTTAGCTTTAGAAAAAGCCCAAATTGTACCAAACAGTTTTACTGGTAATCAATTTACTAAATATGGTCAAAAAATGGAGCCAGTTATTAGAGATTATATCAATGCAAAATACCAAGTTAATTACTTAGAGGATACAATAATTGACGAGACTAAACACTATAGAGGTAATACTGACGGTATTGATAGAGACGCTGATATACCAATACTTGAGGTTAAGACTTTTGGGGAGGAGCTAGATGTAGATTATTATACAGCTCAATGTCAATTTTATATGGAGACCTTTGACCGAGACGCTTGTTTATTAGTTGGATATAAAAGACCTAAAGACTTTTATACTGGTATAGACTACGAGTTAGAAAATGACGACAGCTATTTCAATTTTGAGTTTGACCCTAATAATTTAGTTGAGCATATTATTTATAGAGATAAAGACGTATGGACAAAAATTGAGGAACGTATCACAGCGTTTAAAAATGGTGTTGGATATTTAGTTGAAAATAGAGAGGACTACACCGAGGAAGAATTTAACAAAATATTCTATGGTGCTGATTTAATAGAGACTACTAATAAAGTAGCTGTATTAGAGAACAAGTTAAAAGCTATGAAAACTGTAGAGGCTGACTGTAAAAAAGCAAAAGAGGACTTATACAAATTATTTGAAGAAAAAGGACTTATTAGCTTAGATACTGGTACTGTAAAAATTACAAAAGTAGCTCCTACATCATACGATACAGTTAGTATAGATACTAAAAAATTAAAGGAAGATAACGAAGATATTTACAATAAATACAAAGTAACTAAAACAACCAATAAAAAAGGTTATATTTTAATAACACTAAAGGAGAGTGAAAAAAATGACTAAGTATTATGTTGGATACAGTCAAGGAGAAAATGACTACGTATATGTTTCAAATATAAATAAAACAGCTATTGGAGTAACAGTTGTAACGGAGGAGGCTATAAGTTTTGAAAATGAGCAAATGGCTAAAAATATGCTTGAATATATAAAAACGCAAGTAGCTAACCAAGATTATAAAGTACTTAAAATAACTGTTAATGTAGAGGAGGTAAAAGAATAATGGCACTATTACCAGCAAATAAACCTAAAATTAAAGATATTACCCCCAAAGTATTCTTTATATGGGGACAAAGTATGAGCGGTAAAACATACTTAGCTCGACAATTTCCAAACCCAGTAATTATAAATACTGACGGTAACGCTAAAAAGGTAGATACACCAAGCGTTGAGGTATTTGACTTTGAAACTTTTGTAAAGGTTTTAAAT